TGGATGCCTGGATTCAGAAAGCAGCCCAGATCGGGGCGGAAACCTACATTCTTAACCTGCTTGAGTTTAACGGTGAACTCTATGGCGGTACCGCGCCTAATGGTCTGCTTGTAAAATGGAACGGCGTTGAAAAGCGATACATCGAGTTGTTGATGGATCGGATTGCCGATGAAACAACACACGATTATTTTTTCGTCGATTGCGGTTTGACTTATAGTGGGCCTGCAGCGACTATCATTTCCGGGCTTGATCACCTTGAATATAAAGAAGTGGCGGTCTTGGCCAACGGTTCGGTATTACCGCGTAAGACAGTGGTCGGTGGCCAGATCACATTAGATAGCCCTGCTACGCTAGTTCACGTTGGATTGTCTTACGTGTCAGACTTGAAAACGCTGGGTGTCGAGTTTGTAGATGAAAAAGGGACCGCTCAAAGCCGTTTAAAACTAATACCAAGAGTCGTTGTAAAATTACGCGATTCAAGAAACGCTTGGATTGGCCCGGACGAAAACAGACTTATCGAGCTACGGATGCGTGATCAACTTATGGGCGAAGAACCGATTCCGCTTTTCACTGGTGATAAGGTTCAGTCGTTCAATGCTGGTTATGATCGCTCTGGTGAGATTCTGATACGGAACGTTGATCCGGTACCGCTAACCGTGTTGTCGATTATACCGGAAGTGGAGCTTAGCGATGAGTAGTTTTTGTGTTAAAGAAGGAAATGATCAGGATGTTTATTCGTTGGTCGGCAGGTTGAGACAAGCAGACAAAGACGAATTGTTCGCTACAAACGGGCAAGATCCGGATAAGACATTAGTTGAGTCATGGCAAGCGTCTAAATATCGGCGGGTAATGATTTACGAAAAACAAGTCATCTGCGCAATGGGGATTGTCGAGTTTAATCAAGACATCGGAATACCGTGGTTGCTTGGATCGGATGAAATATCCAGCGCTAAGAGACAGTTTTTAAAAGGTGTCAAAGAAGGTATCGATTTCGCTTCCTCTAAGTATCGATACTTGATTAATTTTATCGATATTCGCCAAAGTTCGGCCATTCGTTATTTTACGTGGATGGGTTGTAAATTTGAAGAACCGAAACCGTTCGGTTTTGAGAATCGGCTTTTTACAATGTTTATAAAAACGAGGGATTGACATGGCCGCTCCTGTCGCCGTTATAGCTTTAATCGCCGCTAGTACGGCTATTAAGATGATCGGGAATAGCTTGGAAACGAGTGCCCGTGCCGATGATTACGAAAATAAGGCTAATCTGTACGATGACACGGCAAAAATCAAGTTGGAGCAGGCCCGCATCAAAGAAGAGGAAGCAAAGCTTTCCATAGCGCAAGCAACCGATGCAACTCGTAGGGGTCGGATTTCAGAAAAGCGCCATCGAACATCGGTTAGAGGTTTGATCGGAGCGCAACGGGCTGCTTACGGAGCATCGGGCGTGGATGTCGGTTCCGGAATTGCTTATGACGTTCAGTACGAAACCGGTCGAACCGGCGACGCGGACGCCTTGACTATTCGCTATAATGCGGCAAAAGAATCGTGGCATTACAGCGTGGAATCCTGGCAGCGCGGTAAAGACGCTGATGTGCTTCGTATGGAAGCCGCACAGGCTGAAAAAGCAGCCGAACAGACACGTAAAGCAGCTAAAAAAACCAGAGAGGCCGGAATGTGGGGTTTAGCCGGAACGCTATTAGGTGGTATTGGTCAAGGAATGGGAGCTAGTTAACATGCCAATTATAAAAAAATACACGGAACGGGTAGAAGAAAGACCACTTTCAGGTCCGAGCGTATCTCAAAGATCGCAACAGCTCGTACCGGATGCGTACGGTTCCCCTATGGCTGAAGCCGGGCAGTATTTCGGAAAACAAGTTGAACGGTTTGGTGCAGGAATAGGTGAGTTGGCGCTTGGTCTAAACAAGTACCAGAAAACGGAGGCTGAAAAGTATGATCGGTCTGTCATTCGTCAGCGTGAAAGCGAAGATCGTACGTGGGCAAGAGAGTTTTTGACAAGTCAGTATGAAAACTATAAAGGCGAAAACGCTATAAAGGCTGCAGATGACGGCCTGTCTGTCTATGAACGAACAAAGCAGACGGTTGAAAAACACAAAAGGGAACGGTTAAAAAATCTTGATAACGAACAACAACGCTCCTTTTATGGTGTTATTTTTAACGACATCGAGCAACGCATGTTGGCCGATTCGACCGCTTGGGTAAGAAATGCCAATACCGAATTGGAAAAGCAATCCTACTTGGCTTCCGCCGAAAGTAAGTACGAAGACATTATTGCTAATCGGGACGACGACAAAAGGATAGCGGCTGATCTTGATTTGGCCGAAAGAGACCTTAAAAACTATCTTACTGGCGCTCCGGCTGAGTTTGTGGCTGTTGAACTTCAGAACTACCGCGATAAAGTACACTACGGTATCGTTCAATCTTACGTAAAAGAGAAAAACCCAACAAAGGCCTGGGAATACTTTCAAAGCAACCAGAAAGACATTTCAGCACCGGTCAAGGCAGAAGCGCAAGAGACGCTAAAAAATGCGTCACTTGAATATGTTACTCGCCTAAAAACCAGGGAACTGCAGATTGATCCTAAATTTAAAACATTTAAAGAGAAACTGGACGCCGTAAACACTCTTCAGGCTGAAAACGTTGACAGCCTGGAACTGCAAAAAAGAGTTAAGGAAAAGTTGTTGGCAGATTATAGCGTTGAGAAACAGCTTAAAATCGATCAAGAACACGCTGTTTTTGAAACCAGCGTCGAGGCAATTAATAACACCAGGACTTACGCTGAAGCGCTGGAAATCGCCAGAGCCGCAAAAGGTTCCGATGAGCTTAAACTGCGCAAAATCGCAAATGACGTGTTTGGTTCGGGTGGGATTCAAACGGATTGGACTGAGTATCGTGACCTGCAACTCATGCCCTATTCTGAGTTTATCGCCGTCGATCTTTTAAAATTCAGGCACGTGTTGGCCGACACTGAGTTTAAAGAACTGGTTAGGATTCAGGCTAAAGAAAAGAACGATCAGAAGCCGGTGCGCGTTCGTACAAATTTGGCAATGGCAAATGACGCTCTTGAATCTGTTGGATTGTATGAAGATAAAAAAAGCAGATCCCGGTCAGAGCAACGGGTTTCTTTTTTTGCTGATTTCGAAAGTAGATTAGATGAAATTCAAGAAAAAACAGGCAAGGAACCAACAACAACGGAAGCTAAAGAGGCTATCAACGATTTATTGCTTGAATTTTACGAAAAAAGCAGGATTCCGGCCTGGGTTCCGTTCGTCGGTAAAGATGAGAAACTAAAATTCGAGATTAACGCTCCAGAAGAGCGAGCCGATACCGAATATGTACCGGCAGAGCGACCAGCAGAGTTGCCAAAAAACGCTAAATGGAATTGGGGTTTAAACGGCTGGATGTTTGATTATGAAGGCAAGAACTATGTGCTTAAAAACAAAAAAGTGTATTTGATTCCGGGGGATAAATGGAAGGTCTCGTCGAGGTAGGAACGTTAAGCGATTTGGGAGCTACTGACGATCAAGGTTTGATTGAAATTAAAGATCCTGATTTTCTGAAAAACCTGACTCCGAACCGGGCATACCAAAACCTGGAAGCGGTTAGGGATATGGACCCGGACGCTGAAGCCCGCCGCTTAAATCTGTCAAAAACTTCCGGATTGTCCTGGTCCACTGTCCGCGCAAAAGAGCAAGCCGTTCAGCAACAAGTTTATTTCCCTGATATGCATACAATGCAATGGCTTGCCCCAGGGACCGTTCGCTATTTTACGGATCTGGCTAACGCTGCAGTAAGTAAAGATGACGCTGAGAACCTGGCCAAGGTAGAATCGACATGGAGTAAAGTAAAAAAATCCTGGCAGGTGGGAACCCAAAACGTTGAAGGGGGAAAGCTCTATACTGAAAAACTGGTTCATGCGTTGGCCGGTACCGATAACCCGGAACTGGATAAAAAGATAGCGGCCTATGAAGCGAGTAGAATTAAACCTCCAGAAGATGATAATTTCATAGAAACAGGTTTGACGGCAGCGGCTGAAATGCTGCCAATCTTGAAAGAAACTGTGCTTTCGGGGCAGGCAGAGGGCCTAGCTTATGCGACTGCTTTCGGCGTAGGAGCCTTGGCACTGGGTCAAATGGGTCCGCAAGTCGCTCTTCCGGAAGAAGTTATAACTGTACCCGGTGCTGTAGCAACCGGTTATTTTGCCGGCGTTAAAGTCGGTTCGGCTAAATCTATTTTTCAGATCGAAGCAGGTTTGGCTTATCAGGAAATGGGAGAGATTAAGGATGAAACCGGTCAACCGATCGATTCGCGCATTGCTGCCGTTGCGTCAATCGGTATCGGTGGTGTTAACGCAGGATTAGAGTTTACCGGGCTTAAAGCCATTTCTAAACTTATTCCAGGTGGTCAATACCTGGTCGGTCGTTTTATAGCGGAACCAGTTAAAAAAGCATTACAAAATCCGTCTGTCAGAGACGCACTGTTGGGTGTGGCTATAAAATATGCCGGTGCCGTTGGCACAGAAACGTGGACGGAAATGGCCCAGGAAGTTGTGACTATTTTAGGGACTGAAGTAGCTAAGACTGTCACCGAAGAAACAAAAGGAGCGGAATTCGGAGAGTCCGAAACAAACAATCTATCTAGGATTCTGGAAGCCGGTAAACAAGCGTTTGCCGCTACAGTAACTTTAGGAATACCGGGAGTAACCGTCAGTTCTGCACATAGAATAAATCAAATCCAGAAAACACAGCAGTTTCAAGACCGTTTTACTAAATTGGCTGAAGCGGTCGAAGTAACCAAGACCAAACAACGAGATCCGGAACGGCTTGAAACATTTATCAACTCGATTGGAGCCAGTGAACCTGCCTATTTATCTGCCGAAGGAATTCAAACGCTGTTTCAATCTGATCCTGAAAACGCGCAAACTCTTCTAAATCAGATTGCTGAAAATCCGGAACTCGCTCAAAAGGCTGCCATTGACGGTCAGGACGTTAAAGTCGATACCGCCAAAATCATGGCATTCATGACTCCTGAACAGCAAGAAAGTATTAAAATTGATCTTAAACCAGCTCCCAGTGCCCTATCGCCAAGAGAAATTCAAGATATTGATTTTAACGAAGAGCTTAAAAACGTTGAAGATTACTACAAAGAGATAGTGGAGGCCGAATCCACATTTCGCGATGAAATGAATCAGCTACGCAAACAAGTAACAGATACGGGCTATTCTCCCGAATATGCGGATAACTATCTGCAAATTGTTGAGCGCTTTGTTGATCGAATGAGTCTCGAAGGTTTGAACAAGCAGGAATTCGTTAAAAAAATATCCGTGCAGTATCAGGGAGAAGTTATTGATCCAAACGGCATTCAGTACAATCAAGAAGGGTCGATCTTAACAGAATCTGAAGCATTTAAAAACTGGTTTGGCGAGTCTAAAGTAGTTAATGAAATTGGGAAACCTGTCGTCGTGTATCGTGGTGACACCGAACCTGTAGAAACGTACAAAGAATCTAAATTAGAACAAGGTACGCAGCTATTAGGAGGTGGGTTTTACTTCGTCGATAACAGGATTGACGCTCTTGAATACGGAGTTAAAAACCCAATTAAAGGTTTTTCTGGCAGTAACACAAACGCATTTTACTTGAGCTTAAAGAACCCATACGTTATCGATGTTGAAGGCCGCAACATAAGAGCAGTACAACCTGAAACGTCTGACTACGCAAGAGATAATGGGTATGACGGAGTTATTCTTAAAAACGTAATCGACGGTCGCGGTTTTGTTGTAAGCGGCACAAATAAACCTAAAACAGAATATATTGTTTTCAAACCAACTCAGATTAAATCGGTATTCAACCAAGGCACCTTTAATCCCAAAGATCCAAATATCCTTAAGCAGACAAAAGAACCTTTTAAAGTTCGTCAACTTTTTCAAAACGTCATGGAGAAGCTTGGTTTCTACTCAGATGTATTGCGTTCTGTCGAAGCTATGGACTTTAAACAGATTCCGGGCAAGGAACTAGTTGCGCGATTGAAAAAGCTTCCAAGGGTAAAAAAAGAAGAGTTGGATCATTTGGGAATCATCGAATGGTTGGACGGTATTGAAGGGAAAGTGAGTAAAGAAGACGTTATCCATTTCATAGAACAAGGTGGAGTGCAGTTAGAAGAAATAGTTAAAGGAGAAAGCGGCCTTACGAAAGTATTCAGTGTGGATTCGCCGGAAGATCAAGATTTTTATAGCGTTTACGATGTACAAAATAACGAGCTTTTTACCGGTACTGAAAGAGAAGCAGACGTGTTTATTAGCGAATGGGAAGTGGATACCGGGAAGTATAAAAATTACACACTGCCGGGTGGTAAAAACTATCGTGAAGTGCTGTTAACTCTTCCTGAAACTAAGAGTGATTTTTCTGAAATTAAACGGCGGTACGACGAATTGGATAGCGCCTACCATTCGAGAACGCTTTCCGTTTCTGAAGAGAACGAGCGAACAAGATTGTATAACAAGCTCGCAATGGGTGAACGCCCGGACAGCTACAAATCATCGCACTGGGATGAGTCTAACGTGCTTGCCCATTTCCGTCTCGACGACCGTATCGATTCCGAAGGTCGAAAAACCTTGTTTATCGAAGAGATTCAGAGTGATTGGCACCAGGAAGGAAGACGGAAAGGGTATATAGATTTATTAAAAGCGAAAAAGATTGAACAGGAGTTTAGCCAGTACTCGAAAAAACTTGCAGAAAAGTACAATCTTAACCCGGCTCAAAATCTTACGATGTACGCAAGACTCGTAAACATGACAAGCGCTGAAGTTATAGAGTACGAACGGTTGCAGCAGGCTTGGGTATCAACAAAAAAAAGTACGCCCGATGCGCCTTTTAAATCGTCCTGGCCGCTTCTCGCCTTTAAACGAATTCTCCGCATGGCAGCGGAAGAGAGTTACGATTCTGTAGCCTGGACACCAGGAAACATTCAGGCAGATCGATATGATTTAAGTGAACAGGTTGAGGCAATAGGATACGAGAAACGGGGTAGTCTATATAATATTAGCGTTTGGGATAAAAAAGAAAAGCGGGTTTATTCCAACCAAAGCGTTACAATACAGGACGTTGAAAATGTTCTCGGTAAGGAGATAGCCGATAAGATTCAAAAAGGAGAAGGTGAACTGGACGGAACCTTAACCTATTTAACGGGTTTAGATCTTAAGGTTGGTGGCGAAGGCATGAAAGCCTTCTACGATAAGATGCTACCGAGTATCGTACAAGGATACATAAAAAAGCTTGATAAAAACGCTAAAGTTGAAACCAGCAAGATTGACACGGGTAAAGGTGATCTTCCGGATTTAGGATTGCCGTCAGAAAGAGAGTATTTAGCGAGTCGTTTGAACGAGAGTGAATCTGTTGTCGCTTACGTAAAGCGTAAAGAAACGGAAACAAGAAAAAAAACCGTCTGGTATCTTCATCTTACTGATCAACTAAAAGAAAAAGTCTTGGCCGGCCAGGCCCTATTTCAACCTGCTACCGATCAACCCCGTGGCGGTGTCAACATTACCGATGAAAAACACTTGGTAAATATCTTCAGGAATAAAGATCTTTCGACTTTAATCCATGAAACCGGTCATATTTTTCTTAAGGAAATGCGACAATTGTACCGGGTAAAGGACGTGTCGGATCAATTCAAACAGGACTATGAATTGCTGTTAAAATGGTTAGATTTAAAAGCCATTGACTATGATCGCTACGTTGAAATGGCTGGTATCGGATTGCTTAATTTAACCGAATCCCAACAAGCCGAATGGCGGGTTTTGGATAAAGACGTCCGGGCCAAACTGGAAAAGTTCGCCAAAGGTTTTGAAGTCTATTTAATGGAAGGCAAGGCCCCGACCGCTGATCTGATCCCCGTATTCCAGCGGTTTAAAAATTGGTTATTTTCTGTCTATAAATCGGCTCTTGGGCTTGATGTTGAGCTTAACGATGAAGTACGAAGTGTGTTTGACCACATGTTTACGATCCGTCAAGAGGTTTTTAACGCCGCCCAGGTTAATGACATTACCCTGCCAACCAAATCAGAATTAGACGCTTTAGGGGTGGTAGCAGATGATAGAGCGTACATGCAGCGTCTCTATAAAAAAGCGATAGCTGACGCCGAAGAAGCGCTTCACAGAGAAAGAAACGCCAATCGTAGAGGTTCGATAAAGACTTGGCGCACAATGGCGGAAAAGCAATATGACGAAGACCCCACCAATCGTTTTATCAAGTTTTTGTCGGAAGGAGTTGGCCTTTCGAAAGCTGATTTGCTTGAAACTTTCGGAGAAGACGCGGTCGATCTAATAACGAAAAAACGGGTTCCACCTGTCGTTACAGAGAAAGGCATGGGATTGCTTGAAGCCAGTGTGATCGGCGGCTATCAAAATTCAAACGAAATGGTCAAAGCGCTAATCAATGTTCAGAAAAAAGAAGATTTCGTTAAAGCCTGGATGGCGGAAGAGGACAAACGCCATGATAGTCTCTACAAGGCTGAAGACTTTATTGCCGGAACGGAAGCGTTTTCTGATTTTCTGGAAATAAAAAATAAATACCTGAAGCGTTCCCAGGGAGTACCAACCGAAGCTACTCCCTGGCGAGCATTCCAGGCATACGCAAAACAGCGATTCGGGTCGATGAAAGTAAAAGACGCGATCGCACATCATACTTATTTAGCGGCTTACGCCAAACACTCGAAACTTGAAAAATCGAAAATAGGTCAAGGCAAATTCGGTGAAGCTGCAAAAGCCAACGAGACTACCCGGTTAAATTACGAAATGGCCAAGCAAGCCATCGCCAATCGAAAGGCGGTTGAGAAGACTGAAAAAGCCGTTAAACGACTTTTAAAATCTAAGGCGGTTACTGCGGATACTCGGTATCAGCTATTTGATCTGGCGGCACGATTTGGCCTTGTGACTCGTCAAACCAGCGAAGATCTAAACGCTGCTTTAGCCAGAGTAAGAGAAGCGGTTCCGAAAGAAGATCGGGCTTTATTGATCGACTGGATTGACGCGAAAGCAGAGCAAGGGTACGAGATACAGCTACCAAGATTCATCCTTGACGCTACCAAGGTTCAAAACTACAAAGACCTTCCGTTTTCTGAATTTGAAAAGCTGGCCGAATCGTTTGATGTCCTTAGAACCATTGATCGAGAAGAACGTTTTTATACGGCACTGGGGAAAGCAATCGAACTGGAAAAAGTTGTGGACGGACTGGAAACTCAACTGTTTTCCGCTGTCGAGGTAAAAGCTTTGAAACGTTTGGATGAAAGTGCGTTAAAATTGTTTTTCTCCGGGATGAATGCCGTTCATACGAAAATGGAATTCTTGCTTCGAAAGCTTGACGGCGGAAAAGTGAACGGCATCTGGTGGAATTATTTTTTCAAGCCAATCGCTGACGCTGAGAGCAACCGGGATGATCGACTAAAAGTAATCCGGAAAAAGTTGAAAAGCAAAGATCTGTTTGGCCGGTTTTCCGGAAGCGATCTTGAAGGACTATTTCACAAGCGGGTATTCACAGATGGCATGCCGCTTTCCATGACGAAAAATCAAGTTTTATCGGTTGCGCTGAATGTCGGTACCATTGACAATAAAGCGAAGCTGCTTGACGGTTATGGCTGGACAGAAGGTCAACTGAACAACATTTTAGACAATTTAACCGAACAGGATTGGCAATTCGCGCAAAATGTTTGGGACTATGTGGGTAGTTTCAAGACAGAATCGTTTGCTGTAGCCAAAGAAATGACCGGGAAACGTCCGGAAGAGGTCAAGGCAGAACCGGTGCAAACGAAGTTCGGGGAAATCCCTGGCGGCTACTATCCGTTAGTTTATGATTCAAGATTGTCTTTTACTTCGTTCATGCACCAACAGGCTAACGATTTGAAAGGACTGTTCCGTAAAGTACACGCCACAGCCAACACTAAGCCTGGATCTCATTTTGAACGGTTAGCATCAGCGGGTGGCCAAAAAGTAAAACTTGACCTTTCGGTTGTCTCGGATCACCTATTCGAAGTCGTACACGATATCACCCATCGTAAAGCCGTTATCAATGTCAGCAAATTGATTAGAGATAAAAGGTTGCAAAAATCCCTGACGTCAACGATCGGGATCGATATGCAATCTCAATTGAGAGATTGGCTACAAGATGTCGCGCAAGAAAAATCTAATCCAAGCGATTCTTTTCATCGGCTATTACGTTGGGCCAGGGTGGGAACCACGGTGATGAACCTGGGATTGAAAGCAACAACCACAGTAACCCAGTTTGTCGGATACACTCAAACAATTAATGCATTGGGGATTAAACAGGCCGCTAAAGGTTTAAACATGTTTTATGGTTACGGATCAGATTATACGGGCATCGGAACCAGAATCGATTTTGTTTTGGAAAAATCCGGTTTTTTGCGTAATCGGTTGATGAGTCACGACCGGGACATTCGCGATGCCATAAAAAACCTATCTCCCGGTAAAAAGCTAAACGCAAACGTTAGGCGCTTTGCATTCCTTAGCATCGGATTAGCTCAGATGGGCGTTGACCTTCCGACATGGTACGCGGCCTACGATAAAGCGATTAATGATAGTATCGATTTAGATCCGATTGAAGCCGACAGGAAAGCTATTGATTACGCTGATTCCATCGTAAGACAAACTCAAGGAGCCGGGGGAACGAAAGATTTAGCCAAGATTCAGCGCGGTGATGAAGCAATGCGAGTATTTACGATGTTCTATGGTTTTTTTAATACGCTTTACAATCTTGCCAGCGTAAGAATTTCCGCAGCTAAAAAAATAAGCGACATTCCGGCACTGGCAGCATCGGCACTATGGCTTTGGTTCGTACCGGCGTTATTGGCTGAAATGGTAGCAGGTAGAGGTCCAGAAGATGACGATGAATGGGGAGAATGGGCACTACCTTTGTTGGCCATGTACCCCTTTCAAACCGTCGTCGGTGTCCGGGATTTTTCCAACTATGCTTTCGGTAAGTACGGTTATCAGGCGACACCGGCTCAAGCGGCACCGAAAGAAATTGCCGATTTTTTTGGTCAAATCGATAAAGCGATTGAAGAAAAAGACGCAGAAAAAGCTCTTAAGCAAACCGCTGAAACGGTAGGATACATCATGAAATGGCCCATGAAACAGGTAATCATCACTGTTGGTAATGTCTATGACTATGTAACCGGGGAAGATCCGGAATTCGAGATAAGAGACTTGTTTTTCACTAAGCAAAAAAAATAGGAGATAAACCAATGACAATAGCTTCCAGTGTGTCTGTTTCCCCGCTTTATGTCGGGACCGGAAGCGTAAACACCTACGCTTACAACTTTTTAATTTATAGCGATGCCGATTTAATCGTCGTCATGCGAAATCTTGAAGACACCGAAACTAAATTGGTTTTAAATACCGATTACACTGTAACCGGTGTAGTAAACTCAAACGGCGGTAACATAGTCTTATCGGCAAATTTGACCTCAGGTTACAAACTGAGAGCGTATCGCAAGACAGCCAGGACGCAAGAAATCGATCTAACTAATCAGCAAAGCTATTTCTTAGAAGGGCTGGAACGGGGTCTTGATATGGCTACTATGCAGATTCAAGAGCTTCAGGCCGATAGCGACCGGAGCTTGAAAACAAGTGTTACTTCAGCCGCACCTACTTTTAATAATGTCGATACCGTAGTTACAGAAATAAACACTATTAAAGAAGCAGCAGAATTGGCTGAAACAAACGCAAAATTGGCTGAAACAAACGCAGAAACAGCTCAAGTGGCAGCAGAATTGGCTGAAACAAACGCAGAAACAGCTCAAGTGGCAGCAGAATTGGCTGAAACAAACGCAGAAACAGCTCAAGTGGCAGCAGAATTGGCTGAAACAAACGCAGAAACAGCTCAAGTGGCAGCAGCAGCGGCGCTAAGTGACGTTGAAGTGGCAGCAGCAGCGGCGCTAAGTGACGTTGAAGTGGCAGCAGCAGCGGCGCTAAGTGACGTTGAAGTGGTACAAGCTGACATATATGCGTTTGTCCTTACTATACACAAAACAGGGTATGTTTTAAATGTAGCTAGGCATCTAAGAACGTTAAGTAATTCAGAATTTCCGTTCGGAATTACTTTTAGCGCTGACGGAACGAAAATGTATTTAACCGGTAACGTTCGAACTTATATCATGCAATACGCACTGTCAACAGCGTGGGACGTGAGTACCGCTACTATAGAAAAAACATTTAGCGTTGCGTCTCAAGGAACCCACCCATACGGCGTTAATTTTAGCATAGACGGATTAACTCTTTTTGTTACTGATGGCGTAACTAAAGACATTAATCGTTATACCCTATCGACAGCTTGGGATATTGCCACGGCGACATACGCCAACGCTCTTAACACAACGGCGTATGACACGCCACAGCTTATAGCTTTTAGCGTGGACGGGACGAAACTGTTTGTTATGGGCGTCGTCAACAAAAACGTGTATCAGTTCGCTTTATCGACTGCTTGGAATGTCGGTACGGCTACGTATGTTCAATCGTTTGGCGTCTCAGCGGCGGGTACCCCGCGAGGCATTTCTTTTAGTGCCAACGGGATGAGCATGTTTATAGCTAGCTTTGATGCCAATGCTTACGTATACGAGTACTTACTATCGACAGCCTGGAATGTTGCAACCGCCGTATACCTCCAATCCTTTAACGCCCTACCAGGCCAATATATTTATGGAATTGCTTGGAGTATTGACGGAACACGACTTTACGTGACAAGTAATACAGAATATATTCTTGAATTTTTAACCGGATTCTACGAGCTAAACGATTAGACTGATTAATTTTTTTATCGGCTATTTAGTGGCTATTTAGTGGCTAAACTAAACCAGCCTTATTCAGTTTAGCCATCTGAAATGTAACATATTTATTGGGGCCGACAGCCGGAGTCGAACCGGCCTAAATACCAATAGCCATATACCTGTGAGCAAGGCTAGTGGCTGTTTAGTGGCTACAACTCTTTTCTGATCTTAACGATTTTTGCTCGACGATTTTCGAGCGCTTGGGTCATGACCGGATTGGATCTTTTTGCATACCGTTTGGTCATACTGGCATTTTTATGGCCGAGCTGCTGTTGAACGTGTCCGGTGTCATACCCTAAATCCAAAAGCTGACAGCCTAACGAGTGACGAAACGCGTTATACAGCTTGATCTTAATCCCCGTTTCCTTACAAGCGGCCCGCCAAATCGAATTAAGATTTCGTTGGCTGTAAGGTTGCCCGTCTTCCCGCACAAAGACAAACTGTGATAGGTGTGGCTCTACCAGGCTTAGCGCTAATTTAGCATATTGCGTTAACTCGTACTGTCGCCATGTCTCGGTCTTGGTTTCCTTTAATTCGTATTCCGATAGTGATCGACGAATCGTTAGTTTGCCATCCGCGATCGCGTCTTTCATAATCGCCCGGACTTCACCCACGCGTAAACCGTATTCCATTCCGAACATAAAAATCGGTCTATGCCGCTCGGGAATAGCGCTCAGTAAAATGTTCTGTTGGTCTAATTCAATGTATTCAGGAATGGTTTCCGGGATTGAAAGCTTTGGGAAGGGCGGGATTCTGGCTATGTCTTCGTTTGCGTACGCGTCATGGTACAACGTTCGTAAGACGGAAATCGCGTTGTAAACACCTTTCGGCTGTAAAATGGTTCCTATGTGCTTTTTAAAAAGCTTAAGGTCGTTGGCGTGAATTCGCCTAATGTCCTTATCCTTAAAGAAAGGAACGATGTGGAGATTGATAGATGCTTTATAGTTCTTTAGCGTTTTTTTGGTGACGTCTTTTGTTTCAAGCCAGGTTTGCGCATACACCGAAAGTAACATCGGGGATTCCGGAAGCCAATGCTTCGGATGGAATTCACCATCGTCTATTTCGGTTTGGATTCGGGAAAGCTGTTTCTCTGCAGATCGTTTGTCAAAAAACGGTTCTTGGCTAACTGGGTGCTTCCAAACACGAACACGTTCTCCGTTCCAGTAGACTTGTATGTAATACCGTTTTGCAGATTTTTGATAAAGCACAGACCCTTTCATATACCCACTCCCTAAACAAGGTTGGCTAAGCGGGTTTATATTAAGAGGGTTGTGCTTCATTTGTCAATCTATAAGGATACCGCTAATCTTATTAAGTTTGAAATATTCTTAATATTCGTAAATTCTTGTCGTGTCGATTTCGTTCAGCTTCAAGCAAATCGTACGTCACGTTTAACGCTTCAATCAATTCAGATTTAGACAGCTTTTCAATAGGTCTTCCCTTGTAGTGCAAGACGTTTTTCGGTTTTTTAAAGTATTTGCTGTTCGGTATTTCGTACCCGCCACATCTTTCTTTCCAGCCTTCAGCCCAAGGACCATCTTCAAAGCCCGGCCCGTCTTGTTCACAAAAACCGCAAGCACCGCACACTCCGTTTTCAAACGCTTTCTGTTGACATCTAGGACATTTAGTTTCCGTTGCTTTCCTTGTGGTTTAAACAACCATTGTTTTCGAATAAAATCCGGCAGCGCCTTTATGACCGCCACCACCATATTTTTTAGCTATTTCAGAAACGTCTACTTCCGGTTTGTCAGTAAAAAGCGTGTACTTTACTTCACCGGGTTTAACGCCAAATAAAACCATAATGTCGTGTTTTTCCGGCTTATAAACAGCATCGAATGCTTTGGAGTTGGCAAACGGCTTATTCATGACGACAGCTCTTAACCCTTCAAATTCTGCTTCGTAAGCCATGCCCTTTGCGTACATTTCATTCTGTTTATCCTGGTATCGAAGAATGATTTCACCGGTTTTAACGAGATTGCTTGTCATAGTCCCGGCTAGATCTTCTTCAAGCAAGCACTTCCAAATCGGGGCTTCCGGAAAGGTGTCAATGCCTTCCCTCATACCATACTGAAACGGTAAAACGTCTTGAATTTGATGATCCCACACATCGTAGCGACCGATGTATCTTACCGCGCGCGGCATATCTCGTTCGGGAAAGAGATATTTCCAGGTTAACTCACATCTAGCCTTTTCTGTAGATTGCAAACCTCTTGAATTAATACCAACCCTATGCATTATTTCGATTGAACTCTTGTGATGGTCAATCCAATAGAGCCGCGCATTACGATATAAATCTTCCATGTCAATTGCATCAAAGCAGAAATCGACAACAAAAATTTTTTCACCTCGTCGTATGCCTAAATCTAAATTAACCATAGTGTCTCTATAATCCACTCCAATCATTTCACATTCGGGGTACCGGTATTTAACGATTGCCCCGGCGCAATGACCATCGAGATCCGACTTATGGTAAAAACATTTCATTGGCGTTTCTCCTACTCAGAAAAATATGTTACGGCCCTGCATTCCCCTGACCACGAAAACGAACCCGCTCATCAAACTATGGGCTAAAACAAACCCTCCCAGGCAGACTCAGCGCCTGGAAGATTTTTAAACTCTTCATTAAACCCGCTGATACAATCCGAACAGATGTAAATTAGCACTTCGTCCGGCAAACAAGTTTCCTCGACATTATGAACAAGGAAATTGTCGCAATTGTCGCAGCGACACGCCTTTTCGTCAGTAATTTCAACACCGCGTAGCTTATTATTACCGCACACGCTGCACTCGTTACCACCGACGTTGTTGGTGTGAATCTCTGTTTTTACCACGGTTTTACTCAATATCCGAGATTATAGGTTTTCTATACCCTCGTCCCCATTGGTTAACGATTGCATCTGTTATATCGGTGAACACTGTCCCGCTTCTGGATTCGCAGTTTTCGGAATAGCCAGATCCATTTACATTAACCAAGGTTTGACTCGTTTTCGTATCCACCAAATCAACGCTAAAATCGTAAAAGTAAAAGCCGCCAGCCGCACACCGGCTTCGTTCCCGGTAGGCGTTACCGATCACGACCACTATGTACCTGGCCTTGGCTTCGTCAAATTCCTTTGTTGTATCTTGATCCAACCGTTTTGTTACCTTTGCGGTTGATCCCCAGCGCAACACCTCAAACCCTTTTGCTTTTAAGCGCCTTTGAATCTCGTACACCCAAGGTTCATTGGGAGCGTCAAACGCGACAACTCTTTCGCCTTCGATTTTATCCATATTCAATCTAGTCATGAACGAATTAGACCCACAGCCAACCATAAACATCAGAAAAACAACTAAAAGCTTTTTCATAGACACCTCAAAATCGGATTAGGAAAATTAATAAAACGCACTGGTTTTCCACTCCTGATAACAAGTTTCATTAAAAGTGTCTAACTAACCTTTCTTATATCGTTTTCCTACAAATCCTTCGACTCCAACAGGGCATCCTATTGCCCAGTCCGGAACTCGGGCCATGATCTTTAAAAAGTCTTCCAGGTTAAAATTTTTAAAGCCTTCAGGTACCTCAACAACGTCTTCGTCGTGCACGTGAAAGATAACCGGATATCCGGCTTTTTCATGGTTGGTAATAGCGAACCGCAAAAAATCGTTTGCGACTGCTTGCGTTACATTTTCAGCTAATTTACCGCCATAGGTGTGGATTCTAGTAAACTGTTTCGTTATAGAATCTACTCCCATGTAGGTAACTTGCTTTTTTTTCCTTCGTTTACAAACCTCAACGGTCTTTCCGTCGATAACGGTTTCTTCGATAACAACATCATCAACATTAGCAATCCGAGGATCGTAGTAGTTTAGTGTTCTTCCGGAAGGTAGCCTAATGTGCATAAAACGATGGCCTTTAAACTCCCTTACTCCGAACCTTAAGTAACCAACCGTGATCGTTTTACCGGGCTTTCGGATACATTCAAATGCTGCATTCTGCAGATCCGCCCAAAACTGTATTGTTTTTGGCCGATTATCCCGCCAAGCCATAATGAATGGGGAAGACCATTTCTTAAACATGGCTTCCCGTATCGTAAGCCGTCGACCGTTAAAATCTTTCATGTCTTTCTTTTCAAGTGTGATCCCTGCCGGTGGTTCAACTTCGTAGATTTTCGCCATGGACATGAATGCCGACCAATGGCCCTGAAAACCACACGCCAATTCGATTACCTTGCCAATTTGTCGAAGCCCCTTATCAATTTGATCGTATGGTTTGCCAAAAGCCCCGGAAGCGGCAATCTTGTACAGATCCTTACCGCTCCGGTATGCCTCAAGAATAAATTCTTCGCCAGCCAACCAGGCTAGAATTCGTCCCTCGATCGCCTTATAGTCACCGGCCATTAAAACGTAACCGGGTGAGGCTGTAATTATGGAGCGTATCAGTTTAGAAGCCGTGACAATCAAATTATCATAGAGCGCCGCTACCAACTCGTAGTCTCCGGATCTGATTGTTGCCAGACAGGCTTCAACGTCTTCGTAGAATGCCCGGATAATGTTTTGGAATTGAACTCGTTGTCCTGACCATCTCCCGGTACCGGCACCGTTAAACATATGACAGCCTCTTGCTCTTGAGTCTTGACTAATACTGTTAAGCATGGCGTTATATTTTTTAACGCTACTCATACCGGCCTGTTGCCTAATTTCAAGCACCCGTTTTACTTGTTCCGGAAGGTGCTCCAATTTTAAAAGGTGAGAAACCGTGTCCTTCGTCAAATCTACCACCGTGACGCCTTGTGATTCAATCCATTTTCGTAGCTCTTCAACTTGAGTCGGGTTGACTCCCGTAAGTGCTCGACACTCTTCTGCCAATTGGGCTTGACTGGATTCAAACATGGTTATGATTTTATGCACCGATTCGGTATCGATAAGCACGCCACGAGCGTTAATCTTCTGATCCAGGAACCACATCTCTTGTTCTTGATCGCTTAAATCCCGTAGGTTTTCTGACACCTCGTATTCTGTTTCTACATCCTGTTCGCAGTAGTGAAACAGCTTTATCAGCTTTTCCGGGTCTTCATCCCAGGTACCCGGATCTGATTTAGATGGCTTTTTTGGTTTGGAAAGCCGAAGCATGATCTGGTGGCCTTTCTTGTCTTTTCGGTTTTTAAGATTCAAGGCTTCCGCTACTCCATCCAGTGGCCTCGGCAGTTGGTGGATAGCTGCTTTAGCAGCAGAACACCGCCATTGTCGTAGCGGTATTTCCGGCCAACCATATTTTTTTGTCATGACGTGACGGAAGATGGCTCGTTCGAACCCGGCGTTATGTGCTTCGAAAATAGCCCCCTTCGCGATCATAACTTTTAAAAGCAGTTTTGGATCTAAAGGAAGGATATTAAACTCATCGGTAACGCCTTTTAAATATTCATAAACGATCACTTGAAAGTGGGGATTAATCCAGATACCAACCGGTTCGCTGTCTACCTTAAAAGCCCAGCAGAACACGTCTGTACTTTCATGTTCTGCGTAGGCCCAAGCGCCACAAACCTTAATGTCTTTTTCCGATCGTGTTTCAAAATCGTTTGTGATTTTCACGGTTTGAGCCTAGACAATTCACGTCGATAGCTAACGGCAAAATTCGAACAAACCTCTTTACCCTTTAATTCTGCTACCAGTTTTTTACGGTCGTCTGATAGGCGCGAATGATCACCGGACAAAAGGTGATACATCAATTGATCGAATATTCGTTCTCCCCAAATTACTTTTAAGCTGTCACAGCGAAGCGGCCACGCCGAAAAATCAAAAATAGCGCCTGACAGATCCGCGCCTGACAGCTTCGCGCGTGACAGATCCGCGCCTGACAGATCCGCGCCTGACAGATCCGCGCCTAACAGATCCGCGCCTGACAGCTTCGCGCCTGACAGATCCGCGCCTGACAGCTTCGCGCGTGACAGATCCGCGCCTGACAGATCCGCGCCTGACAGATCCGCGCCTAACAGATCCGCGCCTGACAGATCCGCGCCTGACAGCTTCGCGCGTGACAGATCCGCGCCTGACAGATCCGCGCCTGACAGATCCGCGCCTGACAGATCCGCGCGGTAAAAACTCATTGCTTTGTCGTTTTCTAGGCATTCTTTTAGAGTGCCCGGAAATTCACATATAACACTTTTAGTGTCCCACCTTTTTATCGTCATCAAGAATCATCCTTAGGTTTTTTATCATCTTAACCAAACAGATCGTCATCGATAGTGGCGTATTCAACTTGATCAGACCCAGGAGAAGCGACCGGTTCGAAATCGTCTTCCGGATTACCCATCGCGTTACCCAGTGGCTCGCCATCACGTAGTTTTTGAACATTTCCTAGGAAAAAACTCACTCCCGTGTTGCCGGTATTGTCGTAAATGAATGGCGTGATCATCGCCCTGGCGTAGCAACCTGAGTAAAAATCACTCGCAGAAACGAGTATCGTGTGTGCATTAGCGGCCACAATTCCTGGTCGTTGTTTCGACCAAGCCCGAATCACCCAGTGTCCAGGATACCCATCATAGATATTTCCTTTGCTGTTTGGAACATCACCGTCCTTTATCGGATTTTTTAACAAAGGCCGTTTTGCTTTATCCGGAAAGACAGATTCGACACATTTTCTCACGACATTTCTGATATTCGTAATGTCGATCGTTTTTGGAATCAGCAGGGTTATTTCATATATGAGCTTACCCTGCTGGTTTTCAACGGGTTCAAAAGCATGAGCTAAAGAAACCCGGCCTTCAGGCGTTCGGATCTTTTCGCCAACTGTGTTCTTCTTCATTTTTTTTATCCTTAAAACAAATCGTTTAAATCATCATTAACTGAATCAAAATCGTCCGAGATGGACGGAATAAGCGCTGGTTTTGAACTATGTTCCGGCGCTATCGAAACACTGGGCGGGTTTCTGATTATTAAATGATCGTACAAAACTTGCGGGTTGCGCTCTACACCACGCGTCTTATCGATCGCTTTGACTGTTTTATCCATCTGCGCCGGAGATAAAAGCGTTTGCGGAACGTAGATTTTATCTCCATAACCAACCAGTAGATTGGCAACCAGCTTCTCATCTAACCACTTACGATTACCGGCTCTACCTTGTACTAATTTCCAGCCTGGAACAACAACGCCACGCTCCATTTCTGCTTTTGCGAAATCGGCCACTTTCGTAAAAAACGGGGCAATAACACTATTCGTAAATTCCCGTATTTTTAGCGTTTCAGCGATTTGTTCAATCGACATCTTTTCCGGAGCTTCAAGCACGGCGAAATCTCGCTGTGCCAACTCTTTCGCAGCGTCAAACAATGCCGGACAGGAAGCCTGCGCAGGGCAAAAATAGTCATTGCACCAATAACCTGGCTTCAACCCGGCATCCGGTTTAATCGATTCCAGCGCTGCTGGCAATAGAGTGTTGTATGCCCAAGCCAATAACTCTTCCGGCGTTAATTGCCAGCGTCTAATCGGACCACCAGCATGGCTACAACGCGGCTGAACAACTACCAACTCGACTAAATCGTTGTCATCCTTTAAAGACAGATACGCCCCTAACGCATAAAACATGAGCTGGTAGTTCCGTTCGACGCTAACGGGAACGCCCTGACCGTGCTTATAATCAAACACGGTCAATTTTCCTAAAACCTCACTGACACAGGCGTCATTAGTCCCAAACATTTCCAGACCTTTAAATTTAGGATCCAGTTTGGCGAGATCGAATTTTTGCTCAACGTACAGTTCACAGCCGGCCTTTTTCTCAAGTCGTACAGCGGTTACATAGTGCTGCACGGCTTCAATCATCTCATCCGTTACCTTCCAAGCCTTGCCATTCATTTCGTATTTTTGGCCAAGGTAGCTGGAAACGGCTTTCCACTCTTTAAGTGCCGTTGATCCCAGCAAATGAGCCGCCGTACCCTCATCCGCATAGTCACTCGTCGTTGGCGGGATGTCCTGACACAGCCTAACGCTTCCAGGACAATTAACCCAGCGCGGACAACTGGATCCGCCAAGTTTAGCGTGTTCAGCCATTTATTTTTTCCTCGCAAACGGCAGCAAACGCACCTAATTTATCATCACCGATGCCTGCCAAATTCTTACAACCCGGACCACCAACCAAAACCAACAAAGCTGAACCTTCCGTTTCTCCCTTCACGTCAATAAAATGTTTAAACGACACAGAAGCCCTGCAAGCGGAGGCCAGCAGTTTGTGCTTTAACGTGTCCATACCGGATAACGTTTTTGACCCACATCGGCTTTCCATCAGCGTTAACGTCTTTTCTTTTCCTATCGCATCAACGCAACCTTTAACCAGATTGCGAAGATCGACCATGTCAACCTTTCCGGGATCGCCTTTTAATTGATCCGGAGTTTTTACCGGTTCTGCCTTGGCTGGTTCTGCCTTTGGGTCTGCAGCCGGTTCTAACCAATCAGTCTTCGTTGTTCCGTCTTGCTTTCCGGCTGTCGTTTCAATCGCTTTTTTCAAGGCTTTTGCCAGGTTGACAGTTGATGTTTTCGAGCTAATGTCTATGCCGTTTGCCGCACACCCCATTTCGATTGTCTTACGATCCTCCGGGGTAAACCGTTGTTTATCAAGGTTAACGTTGAAGTAATCGGCATTGCTGATAAGCGGCCCATTTGCCACAACGTCATTCGCAGGAATTTTGCTCGGTGTTACAGTCGGCGCGTTAGCTGGTCTGTCAGGCAACACAATAACCGTTTTTGGTTTTTTTGCTTCTTTTTGCAAAATAGAATCACCGTAAAGCCCTTTTGTAAATACCTGAAGCGCCAGCATTGCATTCCTGGCGTCTTCCGGATTGTTTAAATTAAATTGTATTGACACTGTCATTTTTTCGCTCCTTAATTTAAAATGTTATCTGCATCGATCTGTTTTTCCAACGATCGACCCAGTATTATTGCACCAATAGAACCCTCAACTACGAGATAATGAACGTTTATTTTATTTAATTGCCCGATTCGATGGGCTCTATCGATGCATTGTTCATTGTCGGATGGAACCCACGATGGCTCCACTAAAACAACCTCTGAAGCGGCAGTCAGATTTAGACCGATTCCGCCAGCTTCCATGTTGGCTACATAAACGTGCGTGTTTTGGTCGTTCTGAAACGAACTAACCGCCGCTTCTCTCTTACGGTCTGAATCGCCACCGCGAATCAAAACGTATCCGATTTGTAGTTTGCTAAATTGTTCAGAAACCATCGCCAAAACATCTCTGTGATAGCCAAACAAGAGAATCTTTTCGACTCCACCGTCCAGCATGTCAGCAACAAAACTGACTGTTTGAGGCACCATTTCACGACCTAATTCGTGCCGAATTTCCGGAATAGGAGAACCAACTGGGATTCCATTTTTATAAATTTCGTCCGGACTAAACGGTTTTTCTTTTTTTAGGATCGCTTTAATTTTCTTACTTTCCGCTGGAAACACTACCAGGTTGTATTGCTTAGGCGGTAGCTCAGGCAAAACAGCCTCTTTCGTTCGCCTAACCATAAACCCGGATCGCAATCGATTGTTTAAATCTGTTTCGTTTTTAGTCCCGGTAATTTGAAGCCCGTACCCAGTCTCTTCAAAAGTGCACCAACGCTGCACGTAACCACGAAACGATTTGCCGTCTATCAATTCAGGTTTTAGCCTAACCAGTAGATAGTAAAAATCGTTCGCTCTATTTTTAATCGGCGTCCCGGAAAGAAAAATTCGTTTGCGGGCACGACTGATCAAACCGAGGTGTTCACCGTTGCCAAGGACGGTTTGAGTTCGATCAGCCGTGCCATTCTTTAAATACTGAATCTCGTCGCAGATAATGGCGTCAAACTGGATATTCATAAGTTGGTTAAGATAATCGGTTGCCAGATTATATGAGATAACAACCGATAAATCGTTGTTCAGGATCTGACTACCGTGCTGCACTACCTGAAGCTGTTTTAAACCAACGCTCCACTTTTTATATTCCGTCACCCAGTTATGACGGAGCGCTGCAGGACAAATTATCAACGTTTTTAGAAGCCTTTCCAGATTAGCCAATCCCAGTGCCTGAACGGTTTTGCCTAAACCCATTTGGTCAGCGATTAAAACGTTGTCAAACTGGGAGCCGTACCAGATTCCCGCTTTTTGAAAATCCCGGTAAACACATCCGGACGGAGCTGGAACCTCAAAGTCAGTTGATATGAACCTGGAAGCATCAACCGTGTCTTCCAGAGGCAACAAAATCTTTAGTGCTTTTTCATCGGCATAATCGATTAGATTCAATGCTGCATACTTTGATTCTGTCACCCAGGCACCACGCGGATGAAACCAGAAACCGGCTTCTTTCGCCAAAATCAATGCTTCAGGCGTGAAGCCCTTCCAGGCAAACAGTTTGTGTTTTTCGGAATAGGTCAATTGATTCATTCGTTTAAAAACTCATCAACGCTTGATAGAGAAGCAAACGACGTGTTTTTTTTTATAAATGCATCATAGTTAGATTCAATTCGCCTGATCTTGCCGCCACGTGCTAGATACGCTTTCGTAGCGCTGTTAATCTCTTTATGACTTAACTTCTTGGCAGGCTTTTTAACGCTCCAATCTATCTTCCTTTCCATGTGTCTTTCTCCTTACAGGACGGCTATCAGATGTAAACGTTAACGGTTTACTGATCGCCCTATACCACGTATATAGGGCATCTTTGTTTAAAACGGTCCAACTACCATCCAGGCGCTGAAATTCATCACCAACCTGGATTTCTTCAGTAAGATTAAGTAGCCTGTAGTTTTCCATGCTAGTCTCCTAAAAATTAATCTCGGTTGGCTCTAGCGGGATTTTACCCGCGTACTTGGTGTCGTTAAAAAATTGAAGCGCACCCCGAAACGTTTTGTACTGTCTACGCTCGTTTTTCGTGACGGCTAAGAAGGTTTTATCTTCAAATTCTACAATCCCGACAAAACCAAATTCCCCGTTTTTAACGCGCCACTTCCTTAAAACGTGTTTCGCCGTCCGCTTGGGGTTTTTAGCACGATACATCGATCCTATTTTCCAAGCGCACGCTAAGGCTGAAATCTGGATTGCAATCCGGAGAAAAAACAACTGAGCGATTTCAAACGATGAAAGACTACTAACGGTTTGCACTGTTGGTTCTGACAGCAAACCTTTTAATTGTTGCGAAGATTTCCGCCTTTCATTGACCGAAATGGCCGTGTTTGTTTTCTGGCCATCACCAACAAACAGATGACGATCGGTACGATTGTCAGCGATTTCCTGCTCAATAATAGCCGTAAGCTTTGACTGCCGGTTTGCCTGCTCCTGTGCCATCTCTATCGGTTTCAAAACCCGATACCCAGCACCGGCAACTGTCAAACAGAATAGGATTCCGGCTAATGCTCGAAACACCCACGTCAACCAGCCACGACTATCTGTAAGGATCATCATTAAATGTTGAAAAAGCTCAGCCAAAATCGCTGCAACCCAGGGAATAAGCACTACGGTCGCCGGATACAACATCCGGTAATAGCCTGCGCTTTCGTTAATCATAAAGGCGGCGGCCACGAGGTTAATCGACAGTAACGAAAACATGAAAACAACCTTGGCAATTGTATTCATTTTTTTACCTGTTTAAACGTTTAAAAATTTAATGGCCACGCGGTAGCTATGGTGTTCTACAAGCTTTGCCAATTCTCGGTGACGTTTTCCAAAATTTTCTTATATTCGTCTTCTTTCTTCAACGTCGCTTCCCAAATATCCCGGTCGGTATACTCAGCGACTTTATTGCGGATTAAATCCCTAATAACCCGTGGTTCGAGCGCGTCAAGCTCCCAACTACTCATTCCGTAGTTTTCAATGTATGAAGTAGCTCTTGTGTCGGTAAGCTTTGCCGGATTTGGCGGCGGTTGATAATCTTCAATCTGATCGTAGTTTAAGGCGATTCGTTTAACAGTCAATCCGCCCATGAAAGTTTTATACCGGTCTTTAATATCCCTAGTCATGTCAACACCGGACGGATCGTGATCACCTAAATGGATTATCACGGGAACCTGGTGATAATACTCTTTATACCCGGCCATCCTACGAGCTGCGTTCCACATTTCGGATTGGGATGTATATCCTTTGCAGGCGAAATATGGAACATCCAACTCTTGACAAATCCGAGAAATTACGCCGGCCAGCGCTTCCTTTTCAATCCACACTTCAACCCGATATGGTTGATCCTCCCAACGATCCAACATGAATTGTTCAAGAGCATCCTGAACGGCTTGTCCCGGATCGGTATTGTGGTAATTTCCTTTTAGGTTTCTGGTTCGATCCTCAATGGCGTACCAATCGATCAAACCGGCAAGCCTTGCATCGGAAACGATGTTACCCAGTCGCTTATATTCCGATTGAACGTTCTGGATAAGATCGCGACTTACGAACTGATAGTAGAGCTGTCTTAACGTCAGGCTCAAACTATCGGCTTCGTAATCGTTAATAATCTCATTGGCCTTTTCGATTAAGGCCAACGTTGACTTGTTAAAATTCTTTTCCACGTATTGTATTTTAGGCATCTTACTCTCCTGAAATGTAATTCCCGTCTGAACAAATAAATCTGTGTGTTCCGCTTGAAAACGCTTTTTCTTTTCCGTCTGGTAATTGACATAGAACGCCATAAACATCATGGTCCGTTGGGCTATTAGCGGCCGAAATAAAAAAATCATTCAAAAAAATTACCGCTGTTTTATTGCCGGTTTTGCGGTCTTCAACGAGTCCGCGTTCTCCTTCTATTATCAACGATGGCTTTAAATTTTCTCTAATGGTGTAATCGCTTGGATCGTTTAGTGGGGGCAATCTATGCAACCTTTCGAATTTTTTGATAACACGCTCCCTGCTTACAGACTGTGAAAAAGTAACAACGTATTCCTTACCGGGGAACTCTTTGTGACTAATTATATATCTGACAATTTTCACGGCTTTTCTCCTTTGCCGGGATTAACTCCCGGCAAGTAATTTAAGCGGATTTTTTAACAGCTTCTGCCATCGTTTCGGCCATGATCCATAAAGCCCGGTTAAGCTTCACGTCTTTATCAATCGCTTTTATTTGGCGAGTTTTCATTCGTTTTCCCTCTGCATTTCTTCCCCGGATTCCACCTTTAATCAGGTTTTCTTGAACCACATTGTATGTGGTCCAAAGATCGCCTTTAGGACGATAATCAAAGCGGCTACCGGTTTTTGTGTCAACAAATCTGCGAGGTTTAAGCAGATCGTCGATTCTGATTGGAGCCGTTTCCGGTTCGTCGTAAACATAGCCGATGGCACCGGTGGCAAAAGCGTCCTGTTCAACAGGGCTTAGTTCGATTTCTTTAAATTGGCTGATTTTACCAGACAGCGTTCCGGCGACGCTGGCAAGCTGTTCGATCGCTTCGGAAACCTGATCGCCAATATTTCCAATATGCTTGATTTTGAAGGAACCGAAATCACTGGTTTGGGCGATTAAGCCATTACTGCAAACAAGCCGAAAAATCCCAGCCATAAAGGTGAATGCGGCGGCCCGATTGTGGCTGTTAACGCCAACTAACTCAATCCGCTCACCGTTAACCCGGTAATCGTTATGTGCCCAACGCACGACGTGGCGCGTAAAGCCTCTGTTTGACGCGTCAATCGCTCTGGATTCACCCGCATAAACAGGTACCCAGCCGGATTCAAAAAGTTGATCGGAAATTTGTTCTGTATTCAGAAAAGCGTATCTGTCTGATACGCCTAGTTTCGGGTGGGTGGCATAGAAGGATGGGCAAACTTTCAACAAATCATCTCTTTCGAGTACTTCTAAACTACCGTAAGTTTTCATTTTTCTCCTTGGCGAGAATTGTTAACTATTACGTGACTGTTAGCTGTAAAGTAAACCGTTCAGATTACTTTGTCAAGCAAGTAAAATTATAAGCGCATAACAGGCAATATCGTCAGCAATATCATGGCTTACGAGACAAACGGCTATGGAGTTTTTTAGATTATTTTGAAAAAAAAAGGTATGTGTGTGTAATTATTGCAGAATTTTCTTGGTATGTTTAACCAAAGGATAAAGCTTTATGGCGTTCATGCGCTAACACCTATAGCACGTGAACGCCGTTTTACTGATAGCTGCTAAAGCGATAAGTGTTTCTGATTTAAAACTGTTTATCGTTTTTTATTCTTACCGGCTTTGAGGTAGTAATCTAACAAAGACTTAAAGACATCAGTAAGAATCGCGTAGTATTCCGCGTCACTTATTTTACCAGCTTCATAATGTTCTAACGAGGTGTCGAAGATAACTCCGTGGCAAAACAGCTTTAGTTTTTTAACGTCAAGGCGATATTCTTTGGCCATAAGCATGGTTAAAGTTTCCGCTCGGGCATGGTTTTCGGCGGAAATACTTGGCGCGTTTTGCATCTCTTCGCTGTACGGGAAATAGCATCCTGTTTTAAGGATATTATTTCCCATCAATATAAGGTCGTACACGCTTGTGTTTAGCGCCGTTGCTATTCTATCTTTTATGGCGTCAGGAATTTTTTTATCCTCTTGGTTTATTATCCCGTTTAGATATTGTTTAGATATTCCTATGCCTTCCGCCAATCTTGCTTTAGCGCCTCTAGGGCTTGTTATTTCTTTTAATGCAGTGGCAAAACACTGTGCCACTGGATAGTATCCGACAGCCTTCCATCTACCCTTTTCCAAATCATCTTCAAACGATTTTTTCTTTTTGGTCATTGTTTATCCTTTTAAGTTTAATAAAATCAGCTTTTAAACAACAATAATACCCTAATAGGTTGACAAATTGCAAGCATGTTCCTTGACATGTTATGTGTCAGTTTGTATTATCATCAGGGTACGAAACACGCAAAGTAAAACGATAATAGGATAAAATATGGAATGGAAACGAGGCGATAAATCAAAATTAGCAACACTCGCAGGCATATCTAAGCAATATCTAAACGCAATTTTAAAAAGGAAAAAGCGATGTAATCCAAGCACCGCTTTAAAGCTCGAAAAAGCGGCAAAAGAGATGGATTTGGCCATAAGTGCAAACGATTTGGTGTTTAATAAGGAAACCAATAACTCACTATTCGGCTAATCTTCTTTTAAGGTCGCACATGAAAAGCACTTTAGGTTATGCTGAACGCGGTTGGTTCGTGTTTCCCGTCACAAAAGGAAAATCAAAACCACCTTTGATTACAGGTTGGCAAGAAAAATCCAGTGCCGACCCGCATTGTATTAACCAGTGGAAAAAGCAGTTTCCAGGCTGCAATTGGGGCCTAGACTGTGAGAAATCAGGGCTTTGTGTCATTGACGTTGACAACAAAAACGGAAAACCGGGCGATGATTCCTTTCTCGATCTGGAATTGGATCACGGTTTGCCGCCTACATTTACCGTCAAAACGCCCAACGGCGGGTTCCATCACTATTATTCCGGGCTAACGGCTTCCACAGCCGGAAAGCTTGGCCCTGGAATCGATACCAAATCAATTGGCGGTTACGTGGTCATCCCGGAATCGAAACGTTCAACCGGAATCTACGAGATAGTCCGACACTGTGATCAGATTCCACCGTTACCTACATCCCTAAAAAATCAAATCAGCCTACCGCTGCAAAAAGATCCGGAGCGTGACATTCCCGCCGTCGAGCTTGACCAACCGCACAACGTCATAAAAGCCACCCACTATCTGGTTAACAACGCCAAGCCTTCGCTGCAGGAATCGGGTGGAGACGATAACGCCTATAAAACAGCCTGTCATGTACGCGATCTTGGTGTATCGGAAGATGTGGCCATCGATCTATTGGATCGTTTTTGGAATCCCCGGTGCGAACCGCCTTGGTCTTATGAAGAGCTACAAGTTAAAATAAAAAATGCTTACCGTTACTCACAGAACAAGGCAGGAGTCTCGACACCGGAAGCCGATTTCAAACCTATTGAGCAAAACGCGGAAAAAAATGCTCAATTTGAAACTTTCGCAGAAGCCGAAAACCTACCTGGACCCAAAAAAATCAGCCTGTATACACAAAAACCGCCCGAACGGGTTTGGTTGATCGAGAATTGGATTCCGGAAGGCGAAATTTCAGCGTTGTACGGCGATGGTGGGATTGGAAAATCATTAATCGCTCTTCAATTAGCCGCGTCAGTCGCTTCCGGAGCACCGTTTTTAGGTCTTAACATTTCACGGTCTGTTCCAGTACTAGCAGTCATGGCCGAAGACAAAGACGACGAATTGCATCGTCGGATCTATTCTATTTGTTCGTCACCAGGATATGATTTTTCCGATGTCGAGCAGACTGAACTTTATTTATGGTCAGTAGCGGGACACTCTTCGGTATTGGCCCAGGTCGACCAGGGTACCGCCAAGAAAATGGCTTTCTACGATCAACTAGACAAAGAGTTAAGCAAGCTGCAGACAGGTCACAAGCTTTTAATTTTAGATACGCTATCAGACGTGTTTGCCGGCAATGAAAACGACCGGCAATCCGCTTCTCGTTTTATCAAAGTCGTCCTGCACTCCTTGATCACTAAACACAATCTGACTATTTTGTTACTCGCCCATCCTTCGCTTACCGGACAAAATACCGGCACCTTTCTATCGGGTTCAACCGCCTGGAACAATTCTGTGCGTAATAGGCTTATCCTACGACCCCATAACGACGATACGCTTAAAGATAAATACCGGGTTTTGGAATGCGTAAAATCAAACTACGCTAAACCGGGCGAAGCGTTGATGATCTATTGGGAAAACGGAGTCTACAGATCAATAGAATCCGACGATCCCGTAATCGATGAGATTATAAACGTTAATAAAGATATAGTGTATCAAGCCATCGTGTCGTGGTCTAAACTCGGTAAACCGATTGGCCTAAGAAGTAACGCGGCTACTTTCATCGGAAAAATACCAATGTTTATGCATAACGGCCTATCGATGTCTACCGAAAAAAAGAAAGAGTGTGTGAATGAACTGATAGCCGAAGGCAGAGTTAATGATGTTAAGGGCGAAAGAGCCGGTAAAAATGGATTGTACCCGAAACTAGACGAAAACGAAGAAAACGTTCAAAAAACAGATGAAAACGAGCAACAACAAGAAACAAATTGTACGGCGTAACAGAGCGCAATAAGACTCTATAACAAGTGTGTTATAAAAAAAAACGAGCAAGCGTTCTGTAAAAAATAACAAAACAAAAAGTTAGTATGTGCGAAAACGTTTTAAGTCTAAAAATAGAAAACCTGTAACAGCAGCAAGGTCATTGGTACGCAACTAAAAGGCTAATAAAATTAGTGCGCGTGCAACTGTAATAATTTACGAATAGTGTTTTTTGTGTGTACTTTTAGTGTACGCGAACACTAGCGTATCGGTCAGTATAGCCGTATCGGCTACTATTTAAATAGATTAAAACATTAAAAAGTTTACAAACGGTGGAATCCGAACAACGCGTAAACGACATGTAAATGACAACCGCGCAAATGCTACTATATTGTTTACGCGGATACGTGTCATTTACATGTCATTTACAAAAAATTAGGCCTTGTCATTTAGCTGTCATTTAGTCATTTAGATTTTTAAATTGTTGTTATTAAAAGATAAAAACATGCTATTTATACTCGTCAGTCAGTTCGAGACAGGAACGGGGGTATATACACCCCCTTAAGGGGTGCATATACCCCCTGTGTCGAACGGGTTTTTCAAAAACACAGGTGGCATTAAAAACTTTATAGAGATAGGAGGTATCGATGGTTGCAAGTTATTTAGGCATAGATCCTGGTAAGAGCGGGGCCGTAGCGCTGTTACATTCAGATGGCGTTGAGATTCAAGATTGGGTGGATGGCCCGACAATGGACGGTGTGTTAAAAAATTGGCAGATGTTGTTTGGTATCACGATGGCGGCACTTGAACATGTAAGTGCTATGCCAAAACAGGGGGTAACAAGTATGTTTAGTTTTGGTACCAATTTCGGTTGGTGGCAGGGTTGGCTAGAGTGTGCTGGTATCTCTTACGTGTTGGTCAGGCCGCAAAATTGGCAAAAAGGAATGGTGCCTAAAAAAATGTCAAACACGGATAAACCAAGCTTGACGGTTGTTAGGCGTCTATTCCCCGACGTTGAGTTGCATTTGCAAAAGCATCATGGTCGGGCGGATGCTTTGCTGATTGCGGATTGGTTGAGAAGAGCGAGAAAATGAAAAAAGGGTGTGGTTTTTAGAGGGTTTCCCCGGACCACTCCGGGGAAAAGGTTATCTGAAAGTTTTTAGATCATCGTTCAAAAAGTCCATGTTAGCTCTGATTAAAAGTACATTAAAAATCATACCGGATATTAAAATTAAAAAAACGCGGTTGTTGACAAAGTAAACCAAATCTTTTTCACCTAAAGTTAATCTTCTTAGTGCTTCACGGCAATCGTAAACCAAAGTTTCCCCTCACGCATTGAATTCCTGTTTAACAGTCTGTTATATTGTGCATAAGCATACTTACGGCTCTGTTAATCCGTTAGCGCGATTTACTAAAATTAAGGGTACCCAAGTGTTTATCGACTTCTATAACAGGCAAATACTATGAAACGGTTTTTATCGAAAGAAAAGAGTTTGCTGTTGGCGGCGGTAATGGCGATAGCCGTTATTGTTTTATTGCGATCGATCGGGTTTGGCACTTTAGCGACCACGTGGGCGCTAGAATTCTTTACACCACCTTGGGTGAAAGTTCTAGCCGGGAATTTGCTGTATGCCGTGTTCAACCTGGTAATGGCAGTGGTGACGTATCGGGTATTGGACCGGGTGTTGCTCGGGAAGTTAAGACTCGCAGACGAAATCAAAAAAGGCAACTGGACGGTAACGGTTTTTGTCACCGTGGTGATGGCTGCGGTTATCCTTTCAGGAAGGACGGCAATTGGAGTCGAGCAATCGCCTCTGATAGCTGCCAAACCCTATTTAACTACGATCGAAACAGCACATAACCGGTATTTTGGGAGGGGCTCTGAAGTACCCTATCGGTTGATTGTCTCTCAGTTCTATCAGGAAAGCAGGTTTGATGCTAACGCCGAATCTCCTGTTGGGGCAATAGGGATTGCTCAGATCATGCCAGGCACTAGATACGATATTGAGCGGCAGATCGGGCCGTTTAATCCCTGGAATGCCAGGGATTCTATTTTTTCCGGAACTTACTACGTTGCTGATCGTTGGTTTGTATTCAAATACGGAAATAAGACAACGGCCAATAGGATGGCACTAGCTTTAGCTGCTTATAATAGCGGGTTGGGGTATGTGCTACAAGCACAAGCTTTGGCAACAGATTCCCAACACTGGTTGCCAGTGGCGGAAGCACTCTATAAAGTTCCGCGAGTGATAGCAGAGGAGCCGGTGACGTATGTGCGGTTAATATTCGAGCGGTATAATAAGGTGTTCAGGCTTAGGAGTGATTTTAGGTTGGACGTAAGTTAGCGTTTAGAACCTGGAAAGGGTAAGCCGATGACTTCGGATGAAGCTGAAAAGATAAAGTCGTACATTACAGAAGCGGTCCAGGAAGCTTTTAAAGGTTGCAATGCCTGTCCGATTCCAGCAGAGGTGTCGAAAGAAATCGGGCATTTAAGTGATTCAATCAAGAGTGTCGGTGACGGTGACATGGCTCACGGCATAGAGCGAATAAGGGAAAATCATCGTTTTATCATGAAGTATCGAAAGCTATCAGAAAGGATAGGCAACATTGTTCTTGGAATTATCGTAATGGCGGTATTGACCGGTTTGGTAGCGTTGGCAAGCGCGAAGTTTTTAATGAGTAAATGATGATTAATGATAATCCACATCGGCTTAATAGTCAGCAAATGCGGTTCTGCTATGAGTTTTTAGTAGATAATGAGCCGATAGAGGCCGCGAGACGTTCTGATTATAAAAGTCCTGGCAAAGCTGCCGCTAATCTAATCGCTAATCCGGATGTTGTTGACACGATAATCGGGCTGAGGGATGAGCGGACTAAACGCACGAATATCACAATCGACAAGGTTGTGCTAGAAGCTGGTTTGATCGCGTTTGCCAATATTGATGATTGTATTGGCGATATAAGCAACGTAATCGTCGACGAGAACGGTTTAAGGCGCACACGAATAACCTTTAAGGCGTTTAGAAAACTACCAAGAGGCGTAAAGGCCGCAATAGCAAGTGTTAAGGAAACGCGAGATGGTGTTGAAATCAAATGGTACAGTAAATTAGACGCGCTCGATAAGCTAATGCGGCATTTGGGCGGATACAACGATAAGCTATCGTTGGAAGGTGGTATTAATCCAATCAAAATCAAAGGCGTGTTGACTGACGAGATACGAGAAAAACTCAGTGAAATTTACAACCAGGAAGGAAGCTAATGAATTCTACGCTGATATTCTTTTTGATGCTGAGCTTAACGACTGTGTACTTTCCGTTATGGCGGAGCTTGGTAAAAAAGATTTGTTCTTCCTTCTTACCCGGCTACTTAATCGACGTGATATTCAGCATGATTGGTTATTTGAGCGCTGCAAAGAAGTTCAGCAAGCGCCAAATAATCATCTTGATTTGTGGGCTAGGGAGCACAGGAAATCAACAATTATTACGTTTGCGCTGACGATTCAGGATTTGGTCATTGATCCAGAATTAACGTTCGGGATCTTTTCGATAACCAGGCCACTGGCTAAAGATTTTTTAGAGCAGATTAAGTTCGAATTTGAAGTAAATAGGTTGTTACAGCAATTGTATCCTGACGCCCTATTTAGTGAGCCACGTAAAGAGTCGCCCAAGTGGTCGCTAGATGACGGGATTGTGTTAAGACGAAAGGGTAATCCCAGGGAGGCCACGATTGAGGCGTTTGGGCTTGTTGAGGGTCTGCCGACCGGCAAGCATTTTAACATAAGGCTGTACGACGATATGATCGATGAAAAAAACGTAACCAACCTGGATATTATCAAAAAAGCGATTCAGCGCTGGGAATTGTCGCTCAATCTCGGTAGCGATCAAATCGTTAAGCGCTATGGGATTCCAAATATTACGCGGTATATCGGTACCCGGTATCGCTACAACGACGCTTACGCGCACTTGCTCGAAAAGAAGGCGGCTACGCCTAGGATACATCCCGGTACCGATACCGGTAAGGCGGATGGGAAACCGGTTTATTTTTCAGAAACGCTGATGGCTGAAAAACGGCGGGAAATGGGTTCGTACACCTTTGCGTGTCAAATTCTGTTAGATCCGAAAGCGGATGAGGTAGCGGGATTTAACGCGGATGATTTGCAATACTGGCACGTTGATACGGGCGCCAGCAGGATTATGAATCGTTATCTGCTAGTTGATCCGGCTTCTGCCAAGAAAAAAGATTCGGATTTCACGTCGATGTGGGTGATTGGGTTGGGTGAGGACTTGAATTATTACTTACTAGACGGGGTTAGGGATCGTCTCAATCTAACAGAACGGACCACTTGGTTGTCTCGGTTGCATCGTAAATGGCGACCACTTAAAACAGGCTACGAGCGTTATGGACAACAAGCGGACATCGAACACATTCAGTTTGTTCAGAATCAGGAAAACTATCGATTTCCTATTATTCCTTTAGGTGGATCGATTCCAAAATCGGACCGGATACGCAAACTGATACCGGTGTTAGAGGCCCATCGTTATTATTTGCCAGTGCAATTGATATTTATTGATTATCAAAAAAAATCGCAGGATCTTACGCAGATTCACAGGCAGGAGCTAAAGGATTTTCCGGTTGGAATGTACGTAGACACTTTAGATTGCGCGGCACGAATACTTGATCCGGATTTGGGGGCTGTTTTTCCGGAAGCAAAAGTAAAATTGCCATTTAATTCTGAAGTTAATAAGGTCAAAACCGATTACGACTTATTTGGAGAAAGCTATGGGTGGCGGAGCTAAAACAATTGAGCATACGATAAAGAAGATTGTGAGCGACGTGGCAGGTTTTGCGGAAGGAGCTACTAGAGCGACGGCAAAAGTAGTCATGGACACTGATCCAGTAACAAACGCCGTTGTTGCGGCGGCACAGGATTACGCGGATAGTTTCGCAGGCGCCGCGAAGAAAAAAAGCGCTAAAGTAGCGGAAGCGGGAAAAGCTGCAGTACAAGAAGGTTTGATGACGCCTGTAACTTCGCCAGCGGCAGCAGAAGACGATAGTGCTCCGGATGCTCCTGATCCTTATGCTTTGTTAGCGCTGAGACGACAACATGGAGGTGGAAAAGGGATTAGGGCCAACATGCTGACGGGCGGTACCGGTGTTAGGGGTTCCGCGCCAACCAAAAAGCGCAATTTACTTGGGGTTTAAATGGATGATCGAGAGAAGTTAAAAAAATATAATCGTCGTTTAAGCTCGCTAAAGGCTGAGTTTGACGGATCTTGGCGTGATCACTACAAAGAGATTGCCGAGTACATTACCACTCGTAAGGGTCGGTTTTTGGAATCGGACACCGAACCGAATAAAGGGTATAAGCGCACCGAAAAGATTATTAACAATACGGCGGAACGAGCGTTAAGTATCCTGACTGCAGGAATGTATTCCGGTCTAACGCCATCTTCCCGGCCTTGGTTTCGGCTTTCGTTGGAGGATACCGACCTATTACAGTATCAACCGGTTAAGCGGTGGCTATCTCAGGTTCGTGATTTAATGCTGGACGTCTTGCATAAATCAAATTTTTACACGGTTGTACCGTGCGTATACGAAGAGATGGGTTGTTTTGGTATCGGTGCCATGTCTTGTGAATCGGACGATAAAACGATTGTGCGTTTTTATCCGTTTACGGTCGGCGAGTATTTTATTGCTACGGATGCTTCACTGCGCGTTAATACGTTCTATCGAGTGTTTTGGATGACCGCCGTTAACATGGTTAAGCTGTTCGGTGAAGACAAAGTGTCTAATCAAATCAAGCTGGCGGTTAAGAACGATAAAACGGAAAGTTGGCATCAAGTAGTGCACATGGTTGAAGATAACGATGATCGGATTGAAGGTAGTGAAAAATCTTCTGACAAGCTCTGGCGCTCTGTTTACTACCCCTATAAAAACTCTGAGAACATAATTCTTAAAGAATCCGGATACGATGAGTTTCCTGTGATGGCGCCAAGGTGGAGTGTCACCGGATCGGAAGTGTATGGTAGAGGTCCGGGAATGGAAACGCTGCCGGACGTAAAGATGCTACAAAAGATGGAGGTTAAAGGGCTAAAAGCGCTTGATAAAATAGTTGATCCGCCCATGAACGCGCCAACCGATTTGCAAAAAAGAGGCGCTTCGACTATTCCGGGAACTGTAAATTATTTGGATGTGGGTGCGGGGCAACAAACATTTTCCCCGGTCTATCAGATCAATCCTAATCTGCAGGCGTTACGGTATGCTACGCGAGAAGTGGAGGATCGTATCAAGGAAGGTTTTTACTCCGATTTGTTTAAATTGGTATCAAGCTCAAGCGATACGCCACAAAAAACGGCCTATGAGATGGCAAAACGGCATGAGGAGAAGCTGCAGTTACTAGGTCCGATGGTGGAGCGGGTACAGCCGGAAATGCATAATTCGATTATAGATCGGCTTTACGCCATCATGGAACGGAAAGGCATGCTGCCTCCCACACCGGAAGAGCTAAATGGATTGCCGCTTAAGGTGGAGTATACCAGCATCCTGGCCCAGGCGCAAAAAATGATTGGAACGACCGCAATCGAACAGGTAGTTGGGTTCGTTGGCAATCTTGCCTCAATCAACCAGGAAATCATTGATAAGCTTGATTGTGACGAAACTGTGGATCAATACGCCGACATGCTTGGTGTACCGCCCGGTATCGTAAGAGCCAATGATGAGGTAGAGCAGATACGCAAGATAAGGATGCAACGGATTCAACAGGAACAGCAGGCAATAGCAGCACAACAGACTATCGAGGGCGCTAAATCGATGTCTGAGATTAAAACCGGCGAAAACAACGCATTGACTCAACTAATGGGATCGCAAGCATGAGCGAAAACGATTCAAGATATAACTCTTCCAGCGTTGAAGACGTGGAAAATCATAGATCTAAGGAAGATACAGGTCATCGGCAAACAATAAAAGACATTCAGTCAATCTTGTCTTTACCGGCTGGTGTTCGGTTTTTCAAAGACATGTTTGAGACAGGACATATTGAGGGGTCAATTTTTACAGGTAATGCTAGCACTTATTACAATTTAGGATTACGTCAGGGCACGCTTAAATACTGGAAGTTAGTAAGAGAAGCGGACCCTGAAGCCTTCACCCGAATTCTTTTGGCGATAGACAAGGATTCGTAACCGTTAAACGAAAAAGGAGTTAATTATGGCTGGCGAAACCACAACTTTGCTGTCACAGGATAACACCGACAACAGCGGGAATCAGGGATCGACAGAACAAGCAACAAAAGTTGTAACAACCGATCAGCAAGCCAGTACCGATCAGCAGGCCGGTACCGATCAACAGGCTGGTGCGCCGGAAGCATATGCTGATTTTAAGCTTCCGGAAGGCGCGACAATGGATAAAGAAGCGATTAGCGCTTTTATCCCTCTTGCTAAAGAATATGGGTTGACGCAAGAGAAAGCGCAAAAGCTTGTTGATTTTTATAATGCTCAGATAAACGGCGGTTTAGCGCAACAGGAAAAATTGCTAAACGACACTGAAGCTCAATGGATCGAAAAGGCCAAGAGCCATAAAGAGTATGGCGGGCCTAAATTTCAGGAGAGTGTCGGTGTATCCAGTGGATTCGCAAAGCAGTTTTTCAATGCAGACGCATTGCAGATTTTGAGCCTGTCTAGATTGGCAAATAATCCGGATGTATGGTCCGGTTTTGTTGCGGCAGGGAAACATGTTCAAGCGTTAACAAACAAAATTAAAGAATTAACTGGTGAGGATACGCTCATTCCTGGTGGCCAGGTAAATGACAAAAAGACCGCCTTGGATATTCGGTATCCCACGATGAAATAACAAGGAGATTAATCAATGACAACCGTAGGCGATCAGTATATGACTTTAACCGATTACGCAAATCGGCTTGACCCGAACGGCGCAATCGCTGAAATTGCGGAAGTTTTGCAAGAAACAAACGAGATTCTAGACGACATGATCTGGAAGGAAGGAAACTTGACAACCGGCGAGAAACACACAATTCGGACCGGTCTTCCTTCCGTTACATGGCGCGAATTGTATGGAGGCATTCAACCATCAAAATCAACGACTCGACAAGTCGTTGATACGTGCGGTGCGATCGAAGCCTTGTCTAAAGTCGATGTCGGACTGATCGAGTTGAGCGCAAACGAGAAAGCCACACGGGCGACCGAAGATGACGCGTTTGTCGAATCGATGTCTCAGGAATTGGGAACGTCGTTGTTTTACTACTCAATAAAAACAGATCCGGAAAAAATTACTGGTTTTACACCGCGCTACAACCAATTGCCGACTCTCGCGAAACACGATGATTTCAGGGACAACGTGATTACCGGGGCCGGTTCCGGTTCGGTTAATACGTCAATTTGGTTGTTGTGCTGGGGTCCGCGGTCCGTGTTCGGTATTTTCCCCAAGAACACCAAAATCGGGTTGCAGCAGGAAGATTTAGGAAAACAGCTTGTTACCGCTGACGGCGGCGGCGAGTACCTGGCGTATGTCACCCATTTTAAATGGCTGGTTGGTTTGGCTATTAAAAACTGGAAGTACGTTGCCCGGATTTGCAATATCGACGTAACGACTTTGAAAGAAGATTTGTCTTCTGGCGCTGACATTATTAAGCTGATGATCAAGGCGTACTACAAGATTCCGCGGGCGAACCAGGGTAGTAAGATGGTGTTTTACGCTAATAACACGATCGCTGAGTTTCTGCATCAACAAGCGCGGAACAAGACCAACGTGAATTTGACGCTGGACACAGTTGACGGCAAACCCATCACCAAATGTCTCGGTATCCCGATTAAGCGGTGTGATGCGCTCTTGAATACCGAATCGGCTGTTGCCGCGTAAACACATGATAATGAGTTGGTGATTTAAAAACGTTTAAAACGTGGAGAGAAAAGCATGATTTTAAGTAAAGAAGATAAGTTTTCGGATGATCAGGCGGTTACCGTTACGGTGGCGTCCACCAATGTTATTGATTTTGGTACGGCGGAATCCGGCGATGGTACCGTTAAAGAACTGGTCGTTCAGGTAACTGAGGATTTTACCGCTGCAGGAGCTGCAACGTTGGGCGTCAAGGTACAAACCTCGGTTGATGAAGTGTTTTCGTCACCGATTGACGTTGTCGATCTCGGTACCATTGCCAAGGAAACCTTGATTGCCGGGTATCGGTTTCCGATCAGAGCGTTGCCACACGGTATGAAGCGCTGGGGCCGGTTGTACTACACGGTAACAACCGGTCCGATGACTGCCGGTAAGATTAATGCCGGTATCGCGTTGGATGCTCAAACTAACGGCTAAACGTCGTTTGCTTTTAACGTTAAACAAAGGAGGTAATTCTTGTGGCAATGAAACGATTTAGGCCAAAAGTGGAGTGTTTTCACGATGGTCGGTATTGGACACCGTACCGAGATCAGGTGTTGGTGGCTGAAAAAGCGCCAGTCCATTTCGAAGAAATCGGAAAGGGAGTTGGTAAGAAAGATTTTAAAGAAAGGGCTGACACTATGTCCAAAGAAGAGCGATTGGCTGAGATTATGGTGGCGGTAGGAAAGCTCGATAAAAATAATAAAGAGCTTTGGACGGGTGACGGAAAATTGAAGGTGGAAGCTGTAGAACAGGCTGTTCGGTTTGTTACGACACGTAAAGAGGTCGAAGATGCTTTGCGGCTTCAATCGCAAACGGATTTATTATAATCGTTAACCGTGAAAAGGGCTTCGGCCCTTTTCGCATTTATTGGTTAAAGAAATGGGTGTTTCAGTAGTTGGTATCTGTAATCTAGCGTTGTCGCACCTTAGTGCAGATTTAATTAATTCGCTATCGGACGCAACGAAAGAAGCAAGACAGTGTAATTTACTTTACGAATCTGCTAGAGATTTTGTTTTGCAAGACCATCCTTGGGGATTTTCAGAGCGACGAGTAGAACTATCGTTATTAAGTGAACAGCCGATTGGGTATTCCTATGCGTATCAGTACCCGACCGAGTGTTTACTTGCACGAAAGATTTATCAAGAAATCAAAACCGCAAAACCTATTAACTTTGAAGAGCAAATACAGGAAAACCTGACTAGCCGCATGATTGTAACCGATCAAGCTGACGCGGTCTTGGTTTACACGGCTAAAATAACGGATACGAACGTTTTTTCCCCGGTATTTACGACAACGCTGTCCTGGAAATTAGCCTCCGATTTGGCTAAACCGATAACAGGTAAGGCCAGTGTTAGCCTTGCCATGCTTCAAATCTACAACGCGTATCGAAACCGCGCTGTTATTGCCGACGCTACCGAAAGCCGTAGTAGCGTTGAAACGGAAAACGATTTTATTAAGGCCCGATCATGACTTTTGTTAATCAAGCTGCTTTTACGAGCGGAGAATTAACGCCGTCGTTACATGCGCGGGTTGATTTAGAAGGATATCATAGCGGCGCAAAACTGTTGAAAAACTTTATTGTTCATGCGCATGGAGGGGCTAGTAATCGGGCCGGAACTTATTTTGTCGGTGAAGTGTTCGATTCGACCCGTAGGTCATTGCTCGTACCGTTTCAGTTTTCTGTGATTCAGGCGTATGTACTGGAATTTAGTCACTACAAAATGCGTATTTTGAAAGACGGCGGTATTGTCGTAAACGCCGGTGTTCCGGTCGAGGTTATAACTCCTTGGGCTGAATCCGATTTAGACGATTTGTATTTCGCGCAAAGTGCAGACGTCTTGTACGTTGTGCATCCTAATTTTCCAATCAGGAAAATATCTCGTACTTCTCACATTGATTGGAGTATCAGCGTTATTAATTTTGTAGACGGTCCCTACGCTTCCGTCAGCGCGTTTGTTTGGGACACTCAGGATGTCGTGTTTTCTCCGGATAGTTGTTACTCCGATGTTAATTGGATTCAGAAAGCAGCCCAGATCGGGGCGGAAACCGACATTCGTAGCCTGCTTGAGTTTAACGGTGAACTCTATGGCGGTATCGCGCCTAATGGTCTGCTTGTAAAATGGAACGGCGTGGATGCCTGGATTCAGAAAGCAGCCCAGATCGGGGCGGAAACCTACATTTTTAACCTGCTTGAATATAACGGTGAACTCTATGGCGGTACCTATCCCAATGGTCTGCTTGTAAAATGGAACGGCGTGGATGCCTGGATTCAGAAAGCAGCTCAGATCGGGGCGGAAACCCACATTCTTAGCTTGCTTGAGTTTAACGGTGAACTCTATGGCGGTACCGCGCCTAATGGTCTGCTTGTAAAATGGAACGGCGTGGATGCCTGGATTCAGAAAGCAGCCCAGATCGGGGCGGAAACCGACATTCGTAGCCTGCTTGAGTTTAACGGTGAACTCTATGGCGGTACCGCGCCTAATGGTCTGCTTGTAAAATGGAACGGCGTGGATGCCTGGATTCAGAAAGCAGCCCAGATCGGGGCGGAAACCCACATTCTTAACCTGCTTGAATATAACGGTGAACTCTATGGCGGTACCTATCCCAATGGTCTGCTTGTAAAATGGAACGGCGTGGATGCCTGGATTCAGAAAGCAGCCCAGATCGGGGCGGAAACCGACATTCGTAACCTGCTTGAATATAACGGTGAACTCTATGGCGGTACCGCGCCTAATGGTCTGCTTGTAAAATGGAACGGCGTGGATGCCTGGATTCAGAAAGCAGCCCAGATCGGGGCGGAAACCTACATTCTTAACCTGCTTGAGTTTAACGGTGAACTCTATGGCGGTACCGCGCCTAATGGTCTGCTTGTAAAATGGAACGGCGTCTTGTTAAGTTCTCCAAATGATGTTTTTAACGCTTCAATGGCCGGTCAAAGAGTCCGTCTAGGCTATTTCGATCCTGAAGACAGCGCCAACATGTCTTGGCGAATTGGTGAAATAGTCGCATATAAAGACGCTAAGAACGTTCGCGTTGATTTTCAATCTTATCGGGAAGTGCTTGGACATTGTTTCGTTAAAAACCATCGGTTTTACGAAGGCTTGGCGGAATGGCAGGACTATTCAGCGGGGGGAACTGTTAAGTTTCAAACAGGCCTGTTCGTTAGGCTAACGCATGGTACTGGAAAAGCAGACATGCGACAGGAAGTGGCAGTCATGAAAAATAGTAGCGTGAGTCTGGTTTTCCATGTCGCTAACATTCCTGCTCCCGCAACGGTTAGGGTTCTTGTTGGTATAACAAGCGGTGGTGCTGAGTTAGTAACGGCCATAACGCGTACTACAGTTGGCGCTTCTATTGCGAGTTTCAATACCGGTGCCAACAATATGATTTACGTTACGGTCGACACAACCGGGTCTGCTTCCGGAAACACAGCGGATATCGCAATGGTGGCGATTGTGTTGAATCAGAAGGAAACCAATCAATGGCGTGTTCCGGCTTGGACGAACGCAACCGGATACCCGCGCGTAGTTACGTTTTTCGAACAACGGTTGGTGTTTGGATCTTCGGTTGAAGAGCCGCAAACGTTTTGGCTTTCAAGAACGGGAGATTACGAAAATTTTGGGTTTAATTCTCCGATACAAGATGACGATTCATTTCAGTTTGTTTTGGCGTCGCGGCAACTAAATGATATTAGATGGCTCGTTGCCTTTTCTGAGTTGGTAGCCGGTACTTCTGGTGCCGAATGGGCAATTTCAAGAAGTAAAGATGCGATAGCGCTGACGCCTACTTCAATTTACGCGAGATCACAGTCGTATCTAGGTTCTGCTGATTTAGCGCCTATCATCATAAACAGTTCGATCGTGTTTGTTCAGCGCGGCAGTAACGTCGTTCAGGATTTAACTTATTCGCTGGAAAAAGACGGCTACATTTCACAGAATCTTTCTATTACGTCCGAACACCTTTTTAAAGGTAAACAAATAGTTAGCTGGGACTATGCGCGTAATCCCGATTCTATTGTATGGTGTGTATTAAACGATGGAACACTGGTCGGTATGACTTACGTTAAAGAGCAAAAGATTTGGGCTTGGCACCACCATGAGACGGACGGTCAGTTTGAAAGGGTGTGCGTTGTACCTGGCGAAGGGGCTTCAGACGACGTCTATTTCGTCGTAAAACGAATAGTTGGCGGCGTTGGTTCATGGATTCAGAAAGCAGCCCAGATCGGGGCGGAAACCGACATTCGTAGCCTGCTTGAGTTTAACGGTGAACTCTATGGCGGTATCGCGCCTAATGGTCTGCTTGTAAAATGGAACGGCG